AAAAAGACAATAAATTCTCTCGTTGCTCTATATGAGAGAATTACCCGTTGAAATTATCAATAGCATATTTGAATACGCTAATTTAGGTATTCATTATTTCTATAGTGATAAAAATAAAAAATAAAAAATTGAAATAGAAAATATATAATAAGATGTATATAATAATGGCGACAACAACAACATCAATTGAAGTAAAAAATCTTGAAGGTTTAACATATTTACAGACAATTGAAAATAATTCAATTGATTTGATATTAACTGATCCTCCATATGTTATTTCAAGAGAAACCGGAATGAACACATTTTATAATAACATAAAAGAAGATAATGGAAAATTAAAAAAAACAGAAAAAGACTGGGAAATATACAAAGAACAAAATAAAAATATAAAATATAATGAAACACAAAAAGACAATTATATGAAATACGGAACAATTTACGGCAAAAAATATTCTGTAATGACAGATTATGGGGATTGGGATAAAAATTTTACGGAAGAAATACTAGATGAATTTATTGGTGAATATTATAAAAAATTAAAAAAAGGGGGAACATTAATTATTTTCTTTGATTTATGGAAAATAACACCTTTAAAAGAAATGATGGAAAAACATAAATTTAAACAAATAAGATTTATTGAGTGGATAAAAACGAATCCGCAACCCCTTAATTCAAGTATTAATTATTTAACTAATTGTCGTGAAATAGCTTTATTAGGTATAAAGGGAGGAAGTCCAACATTTCATAGTAAATACGATAATGCTATTTATGAAGAAACAATAAAAAATGAAGTAGTTGATACAATTGGGGAAATATACAAATTTTCAATACAAGGAGGAAAAAATCGTTCTCATCCAACACAAAAAAGTTTGGTTTTATTCGAAACCCTTATTGAAAAACATTCTAATGAAAATGATATTGTTTTAGATACATTTTTAGGTGGTGGAACAACAGCAATTGCCTGTAAAAATAAAAACAGAAAATTTAAAGGTTGTGAAATATCAAAAGAATATTATGATATTATTCTTGAAAAACTTTCTGGTTCTTTTTAATTTCTTTAACTATAGGTAATATATAAGATATATATCTATAAATTAAACAATTAAACTCTATAGGGTCATACCAAAATGTATCTTTTTTACATTGGATATCTTTTTCATTAAATTCTTTTTTTTCCCATGGAAATTCAAAATCATACATTTGATAAGATTTTATGTTTTTAGCCGAGTATATTTTTTTATTTTTTTTTTCATCCTTTGATATTTGTCTTTTTTGCAAATTACAATGATTACATAATGCTTGAAAATCATCCATTCTTTGAGTTTGTAAATCCAATACTCTTTTATCGTTGTATAAGTCATTTTTATGGTCACAACATATATCTGTTTTTGAACCACAAATCACACAAGCACATTTTTTATAATATGATTTAATTTCTTCTTTGATATTTCTTGTTTGTTTATTTTCTTTTAAAGAATGAATAAAAATTCCGATTATTCCGTTTTTTTGTTTTTTGTCGATATTTTTGAAAAATACATTCAAATTATCAATCGGAATTATATCATCATCATTTTCACTATATAATTTTATTTTTTTGTTTTTATATATAACACTATAGTTATATTTTTTATTGAGAAATCTATCACCTACTCCATTTCCATAAGATGGATGTAATTTATTATCTTTGATTACATCCATCGATAAAATTTGCGTATAATTATTGGTTAATGATTCAATAATATTCATATCGTTGTTTATTAATTCTTCAACCTTTTTTCCACAAGCACCTTTATTCACATCCGGCAAAGGTGTTGAAAGTTTTTTTATTTCTTTTATCTGTTCATTTTTTATTTCTTCGGTAAAATTTGGTGCGATAGAATCAAACTCATTCATTATTTTATTGGTATCCAAATGTTTATCTTTTATAAGCCAATATATAAAACCTTTGTATTTTTCAAATTGCATTTTGTTATTCTATATTTTATTTTATATAATAACAATTCAATTTTACCCAATACATAAAATAAATATCAATCTTCCATAACAAAATCTCCTAGTACTGGCGGAAAAAAACAGAGAAAAACTCGAAAAAGACAATAAATTCTCTCGTTGCTCTATATGAGAGAATTACCCGTTGAAATTATCAATAGCATATTTGAATACGC